GATCCGCAACCGCTTGGGATCGGACATGGCCCGCAGCATTTTCGCGGTGTCGATATAGACCTGTTCCATGCACTTCCCTCACATTCAAAATATTCTATATGTAGAGTAACACACTTATAGAAATTTGTCAATGTGTATTTTTCTCCAACTGCTTTTCATACACGGTATGCCGTATATGAAAAGGGACCCTGATCGTATCATAATCAGAGTCCCTTTATAAGAAATGGTACGGCTGACGGGATTCGAACCCACGACCTGTTTTGCGCTTCGCGCAAAACAAGCCTCCGGCGGATTGAACGTGCTTCGCACCTGGAGGTCGTGGGTTCACGATAATCAACAAAAACAAAAACAGGCATCCCCAGGCGGGGACACCTGCTTTTTGGTACGGCTGACGGGATTCGAACCCACGACCTCCAGAGTCGGAGTTGCCGCAAATTCTTTTCACGGCTTTTTATTACCTCGGAAATGTTCAGGTTTTATGCGGTTTTTGGGGCTTGCCCCTTTCGCAGTCTATGACTGCTTCTGACGATTTGGCGCACACTTGTGCGCCAAATGTGCGCCAAAAGCAACCTGATATTGAAAGCTCAATATCCCCGTGATATACTGTGATCGGAAGGGGGTGCAGGCATGGGATTGATCGGTATTTTCCTCGCCCTGGTCGGCGGATTTATGATCGTCGGTTTTATCGCTGCGATCTGCAACAAGCCGGATGAAGAAACCGAGGAGCCGCCCCGCGTGGTGATCTCCCAACAGGTTCCGTCCGTGTTCGACACGTTTAAGAAGAAAAAGTAACGCCGTCCGATGCGGGCGGCGTTGTGTTTTATGAAAGGTATTCCTGTAGCTCTTCCACCCAGGCCGGTCGTTGGCTGCCTTTGACGATCAATTCACCGTTGACATACTCGGCAACCTCAACAAAGCCGTTGTAGTTATCAAAGAAATGGGCTTCGTCACAGTAGGGCAGCACCTTCGCCACGGCCTCCCAGCGGCCCGCAAAGCGACGTAACACGTCCTCCTCCCGGATATTGTGCCCTCCGTGGGCTACGCGGTTTTCGATGCGCTGCAGGCACTCCTCGGCGCTGTCAAGGCCCACATAGTAAAGCCGGACGGTATAACCCCGCTCCCTGGCCTCTTGTGCTGTGAGCTCCGTCTTGCGCCCTGAGAGCGTTGTTTCCTGCGTGAAGCTCTGCCCCTTGTCCAGACATTCCCTGATCCGCTCCAATGCGATCTTGCCGCCCTGAATGGCGCTCCCGCCGTTCTGGGCGGTGATTTTATCCACGTCGATGATCCGGCCCAGGTCATTCGTCTGCGCTTTCAAAACACCTGTAAGGCTGCTTTTGCCGGTGCCGTTGACGCCGCCAATAATGGTATAGGTTTTCATGCCTGGCCCTCCCGCTCCATTGCTTCATCAATAGCCCGGTTGATAAAGGCATTGACACTCTCGCCTCTGGCTTCCGCGTGGGCCTTGATCTGTTCCCTGCGCTCTGGTGTCATGCGTACTTTTGTTTCTACAAACTGAGCAATATACTTTTTGTGCGCTCTTGCTTGGGCCTCTGTAAAGCCCCTATAGGTACTGGACTTTTCTTCTGCCACTTTGCGCCTCCAATCCGGAGGGGTATTTTTTCTGCCTCTCCTCCTATTGTGCCACATTATAGCACGTATTTGTATATGGGGCAATATACAAAACAAACAAATATATGGGCGTATCTTTGTGCATTATCCCGTCTTGCTATATGGGCGTATCTATGCTATCATATAGTCGCAGGGAACAAAGAAGCCCTGAACAAGGGAGAGCCGAGGCGGACAAAGTAGCTCCGGAGATAGGCGGCCGAGCGGTGAGAACTGCAGAGGTACGGTCAAAGGTACGGCGAGAAGCCAAGTGAAATAAGAACGCAAGGTAAGAGCGGGAACGGATAAGAAAGACTGCGTGCGCGAGTTGATAAACTTAATGCCCCCCGCCGCTCTCCAAAACAGATCAAGGAGGTACAATCCATGAGCAAGAACGAGTTGGACAAGGCCGCGCTGGATCTCCTGGCCGTCCGGGCCATGATCGAGGAGCTGCAGGCAGAGGCCGAGGCGCTGACCGACAAAATCAAGGGCGCCATGATCGACCAGGGCGCGGAAGTCCTGGAGGGCGACGGCTGGAAAGCCAGTTGGAAAAACGTCAACAGCAGCCGCTTTGACAGCAAGGCCTTTAAGGCCGCCCACGGCGATCTGTACACCGAGTACACCAAGCCGGTCACGACCTGCCGCTTTCTTATCAGCGCATGAAAAAAGCCCCTTGCGCAAGCCGGCCAAAGCTAAACGCGCAAGAGACTGACCACCAGGGGCCGCGGCTATTATACCACGGCCCTTCACAATAAGGCAAGGAGGAATATCATGGACGGAAAAATTACTGGAATAAATGAATTACGGCCAGCTACCAACGCGGAAAGGGCCAGAATGTCACAGGAAACATTTTATTCTACCTGTAAGATGATCCGCGCAGCATGGACGGCGCAGGGCTATACCGGTGATCCTGTTATAACGTTGCTTACTGCAATTATCACTATGACAGCATTTAAGCCTTAAGAGGAGGGAACAACATGGATAAAACAGATATTGAGCTTGCCAATGAGATTATGGGCGCTATTGAACAGACTGACGCATGGTTTGAAGCGTATAGCTCAGACCCGTCAATTCAAAAATCGTCGGAGGCTTTTCGTTCTCTCATATACCAGTTACCGGATGGTGCTGGTGTGCAGATTGGCGAGGCATATAACCGCCTTGAAGCTGACGTAACGCTTGCCGCTATCGTCTATGGTATGCGGGTAATGCGAGCCTTGTATGAGGTGATGCAGTCACCGGAACAGCTAAGCCAGCATATTATTGACCGTATGGAGGGCCGCGCATGATCGACAAAATTCATGTGCTCTCCCCGAGGCCCGGCGTGTGCCCGGTCTGTGCGGCCAGACACGGCCCGGAAGAGCCGCACGACCACCGCAGCCTGTACTACATCGTGCACTTTTACCAGAAGAACAAGCGATTTCCCACACAGGAGGACGCGAAAGCCAACACCATGAAATAACGAAACCCCAATATTTCAGCAAAGAGCGGGCCGAAAAGCCCGCTCTTTCTTGTACACATTCAATAAAAGGAATGAATGAAATCTATAAATTTTAAACAAAAATTAGGGCTATGGTGCACTCGCAGCATCCGCAAAGGATGCCCTCTTTCGTTACAGTACCTTTTTACGGATCCCTTTGGAGAAACGGCCGCAGTATCAGCCGCCCCGGACAAGAGCGTTGAGCTTCTCCGCCGTGCTCTTCTCCAGCCTATCCTTGATAGCTCCCTCTATATCTTCCCTCGCTCTGTTCGATGCCATCTGTGGGATAGCAATACCGACCACTTTCTTGATAGGCAGGCGGCCCTTTGCTCCTCGGGTAAATACCTGTTTGCCGAGTGAGGATTTCGGATACTTCTCAAAGGCACCGTCCGGGCCAATAGCGCCCCTGGCTATTATGCTCCCGTTGGAATCCTTGAACGTTCGCAGCGACGGCCCCAGGTTCCGGAACGGTGCTTGTCCGCCGTAGCTGCTCATATTCTGCGGTAAGGTACTCTGCGTGCCTTTTACTATGCGAGCCTTTACCCTGTATCGTTTGCGCAGGCTCTCCCATCCTCGTGCCCCACCGGTAGCAGAAAAGCCGCCTCCGATAGATTTTCGCGCGCCGGTGATGGGAATACAGCAGCCCACACCCAAGCCTCCAGATGTAACCTTTGCTCGGCCCACGGCTTTCCCCGCTTCGCCCGGCGTCACGTAGTAGTGTTCCGGGATTGCTCTATTAAGAATCTCCTTCGTGTGCTCGGCTGTATCCCGCAAAACAGAAGACATAGCCCGGTCCACCTGTGCCGGCGTCAAGCGCTTTTTGAGACCATCGACCAAGCTGTCAAGCTCGCTTGTGTCAATCTCGATCGTAACGGCCATATCATTTCACTCCTTCTCATACTCGGCCAGCGAGACCGGCCCCGTCAGTTTCTTTGTTCTCCGGCAATAGGCACACCGGCCGCAGCGTGGAGGCTCAATGATCCCGCTTTTGATGGCGTCCAGATATGGAAGCTTATCAAGGAGGCGCTGCATCTCGGCGTCAAGCCGCTCCTGTGATACTTCGATCACGGCCAAATCTGCCGGGTTCTCTTTTGTGATAACCGCAAGGAAGCAAGGCAGCCTGTTCCCCTCGATAGTCTGGTAGATAGCCAGCTGTAGCGGCCACTCCCAAGCGTCGGCAAAGGTGACCCAGCCCTCCCCGGGCTTGTATACCGGCTCCGTGTTGCGCGTGGTCTTCAGATCCACGATCCGCTTGCCCTTTTTGTAGACGTCCATCTTGATTTTGAAAGGCAGCCCGCCGATGGTGCCGGTCTTAATGACCTGCTTCCGGCCTCGCATGAACTCCATGAAAACCTTATCTGACCGCGCCCGCTCGATCATCTCCTCCGCCTGCAGGTAATCCGACTTGAGTGTGCCGTCACGCTTGAATAGCTCCGGGTGTTCTGCCCGGAAGCGGTCAAGCGTTCCCTCGAAATAGGCATCAACATAGGATCCCACAAGCAGGGCTGTACTCGGTTCCTCCGGCTCCATTGCCATAGCCGCAGCAGGGCAGCGCAGCATAGCCTTGACAAAGGAGGCCGACCAATATTCCCGGTTGGCCTCCTCGCTGTAATAGTTTCGCTTCGTCAGTCTAAGCATGGGCGGCGGCCTCCCTTGTGGCGCAGGCAGGGCAGAGCGCCCGGCCGTATTTCTTCCTGGTGTATTCGGCCAGCTGCTCCCCGTTCATCCCGTGAGCGCCGACAATATCCTTGCCGCAGCACTCACACTTGACTGTGACAGGCAGATGATTTCTCACCCTGAGGGCGTCCACGACCTCCCCAAAGGCTTTTACCATCTCCACCCCTATCTGAATGCGTTGCCCCGCCCAATCTTCGATATACGGGCTTTTCAAAAGCTTTGAAATCATCTTTGCATTCGTGCTGTTCAGAATCATCGGCTTGGCCTGTTCTTTCCAGTGACAGACCATGCACTCCTCTTTCTTCCCGTCTGGGCCGGTGACCGTCTCGACCTGTACCCGGTCGATGGTCAAAACAATATCCTGTCCCGGCTCCAGGCTGTACGCTCCCAAGAAGTCCGGGTCAGTGAGTTTTCGCCAGTGTGTCAAGGTATGTTTCCCTCCCTCTATTCTTCGTTCTCTTCCGAAAAAGCGTGGGCTACGTCGCTTTTTTCTGTGTTGTCTCCCGCTCCCGGGGTAGTTGGACGTTTCCCCATCCTATAAGGCCACAAGGGGCAGTTTTCCGCAGGGCAAAGCCTGACCTCCTGGGGCGACCCACAGCAGCAGTCAAGGCACTTTGCCCGAATGGATTTAACAGGCGTCACTTGTGCGCCTCCTTATAGAACTGGATCCAGTCCGTGAAAAGCATCGTGACGAGCCAGGGCGCGCGGTTCCTTCGGTGGAACAGAGCGGGCGCGCCGTCCTTGAAGCGGGCAGCGTCGGCTATAGCCTGCTGCATGGCCTCCATCACGTTCAGTTTTTCCCGGCGCTTCACTTCGATGTGTACCCCAGGCAGCCCGGACAGGTCAGGCACAGCGCCGAATGAGGTGGTTCCGCCCCGGTCGATTTCGTATCCTTCAGCACGGAGGAGGGCGGCAAGCTCCCGCTCCCCGTCCGCTCCCTTCCTGCATGAGTTCGGCATAATGTTTCCTCCTATCGCCTGCGAAAATGCAGGCGGTTGATATCATCTGCTGTCAAGTGCCTGCGAGTTGCTGACAAATGACAGTGGGCCTCTAAAATCCTTTAGAAGTTCTAAAATTGAGTGATTCAATGGCTTTCCGCCGCTTTTCCTCGAATTCTTGTTCTATCGAAAGCGATTCGCCGTCTCTGTTATCGGGTGCAGATTCGCAGGCGGTCGGCGCGTATCGTGCTGGTGCTGGAGATGTTATCACACTATTATCGTGTTGGGGTTGGGTATCCTGTTGACTATCTTTTCTGTTGGGTGCGCTCGGAACCGTCCGGCTCCGCTCGGCGTCGAGCGATAAAAGGCGCTGTGTCTCTGATTCAATCCAAGCGTCTTTTTCCGGGTACTCGGCTCCGGCCTCTTTCCATACGCGGCACATTGACGAATAAGTTCTTTCAGCAATATCACGGAAATAGCTCGCATGGTCGCGGATTAATGCAAGTCGAATACTATGCCACGCTGCTTGTTGTGCCCTATCCTGGAAAACAGTGTCCTCACCGAACTGCCCGAACCGCAGAGCAGCCCGGACTATCTGCCCAACCTCCGCATCTGTGAAATACTCGAACGCTTCGGCTTGGTCAAAGTAGAGTAGTATACCTGGTTTCACTTTGTTCTTTCTACTCAATAGTGTCGCATCCTCTCTCAACGGCTCGGGCAGCCCGTAGGATTTGCCGGGCGCGTCCTCGCATGGAGCGCACCCAGCGGCGGCGTTCCTCATCTGTCTCGGCCAAGAAATAGCCAGCCCCGGCCTCACAAATTGCCGCCCCGTTCATTCTCTCGCGCTGAATAGATCGGCGTACTTCCCGCTCGGATAGTCCTGTTATCTCAGCCAGCCGCCGCAGAGACACGGCCCTCTCCGCCCCAGAAGGAAGCAGAGAGGTAATCGACCCTTGTTTTTCGGTGCCGCCCATGCTATGCTTTTTCTCGGGAAGTCTTACGCTTGGCATAGTTAATTGCTTCCCTTCGCCGTCCTGGTGCTGCAACACCTGGGCGGCCTTTTTATTTTTACCATTCACAGCTTGATCTCCCGAATACCCGATGCAGTTTCCACTTTTGGGATTGAGCCCTGCAGGTAAGTCTCCAGCACATCAAGGTCAAATAAGTACTTTCCGCCAACCATGAAACTAGGGATCTTGTGCGTGATGATCAGCCGTCGCAGGGCGGTTTTTGTCAGCGATGTATTCGGGTCAGTCTCTCTATATTCCTGATAGCCTTTATCGATCGTGCGGATTCTCGGCATCGTTCTCCCTCCCATCTGCTTTTGTACGCTCTGCAACTCGTTGCCAATACTTCCGATTTTGAGCTTTGACTTTTTCCGGGTGCTTTGCGCGGTACTCTCTGTAATACCGGTTGCGTGCCTCGCGTGCGCTCTCGCTCATTTTTTCCAAAATAATCACCTCTGAAGATTTATTTTTATCTTGACTTTTTAAGTCGCTTAAATTATACTCGACTTGAAAATAAATATCAAGATAAACAAGTCGCACGTACGTAAAAAGACTTAAAATATTCTTTCAAGTGGAGGGACATTTATGGAAAGACTTGACGCGCCGACGCTTCACAACCGCATCGAAAAACTGAGAAAAAAAAGGGGAATGACCCAGCCAGAATTTGCAAAGGCATTAGGGCTTGACGCAAAAAAGGGCCGCTCCACAATAAACAATTGGGAGTCGGGGGCTAACAGAGTAAAGGACGATGATCTTAAGAAAATAGCCGAGACCTTTTCTGTGTCTGCTGACTGGCTCCTCGGTTTATCTGAACACCCCACGTTGAAAGAAGATGTCAAAGCTGCTGCAATCTACACGGGGCTATCTGACCAAAGTATAGAGGCGTTGCATTACCTCTGCGCTCACGGCGATAATCTATCCCTCACTTTTCTGAATAGAGAATTATCACTCTTATACAGAGCTGTAGTAGAACCTCAGATTAATATTCCCACGTCAACCATTGTAGACGGTGTGGATACAGCAAAAACACTTTTCGGTATAATGGAACTCTATGCATCAGGATCTATTCCGAGTGTAATGTTGCATTATGATCATCTCGCAGAAAGCGTAGCAAAATACGGGATTAGTGATGAACATGCCTATAAAGAAATAATCATTGGGGAGATACGAGATATTCTTGATAGACACCGTGAAGCGAGAGAGGAGGCCCCTAATGGCGAACATCAAAAGGATTGACGGCAAGACCGGCGTCGCCTATAAGATCACCGTCACGAGCGGGCGCAGCACGGACGGCAAGCAAGTCCGGCATTATCTGACCTGGAAACCGGATGCGGGGATGACAGACAAGCAGATGGAAAAGGCCGTGCAGAAAGCTGCCTTTGAATTTGAGCAGCAGATCGAGAAGGGCTTTATTGCTGACAACCGGCAAACATTCGCCCAATATGCGGAGTATGTTGTCGGCCTCAAAGATCGCAGCGGCGCCAAGCGGCGGACGGTAGAGCTGTATCGTGAATTGCTGACACGTATCAATGCCGCTATTGGTCATCTGAAGCTGACAGATATTCGCCCGCAGCACTTAAACCTGTTCTATGCGAATATGGCAGAGGCCGGAATCCGAACCGCGACTATCAAGGCCACACCGAAAAAGGATATTGCCGCTTTGATGAAGTCAAAGAAACTGACCTCGGCAGAGATCGCCCGCTCCTCTGGCATGGCCGCGTCTACGTTTCGCCCTGCTGTGCATGGTCAGACCGTCTCGAAGAACACGGCAGACACACTTGCTGCGGCGCTCGGCTATAAGACCGAAACCCTTTTCAAGCTCACCCGGGACACAAGCCCACTCTCGGCCCGGACAATACTCGGTTATCATCGGGTAATCTCCTCCATACTGAGCCAGGCGGAAAAGGAAATGCTGATCCCGTACAATCCTGCGCACCGTGCCTCTCCGCCAAAGCAGGAGCGCCCGGAGACGGACAGCTTTCAGCCGGACGAACTGGCGCGGATTCTGGAATGCTTGGAACTGGAGCCGGTCAAGTGGCGCACCATCACGCATCTTCTGATTGTGACCGGCTGCCGGCGCGGGGAGATCATGGGCCTGCATTGGGACGCCATTGACTGGAAGCTTCAGCAGCTCCGCATTGACCGTGCTCTGCTCTACACACCGGAGAGCGGGATCTACGAGGACACGACCAAGACCGGCGAGACGCGCTTTATCAAAGTCCCGTCTGAGACGATCCAGCTTCTAAAGTTGTACCGGGCCTATTACGACGGCCTCAAAGTCAAAAACGGTGACCGCTGGATTGAGAGCGAGTATGTGTTTACCCGTGACGACGGCGGGGTTATGAATCCCGACAATGTCACCCAATGGCTGGCGAACTTCTCCAAGAAACACGGTCTGCCGCCGATCCACCCCCACAAGTTCCGGCACACATTGGCCTCCCTGCTGATTTACAACGGGACGGACGTTCTCACCGTTTCCAAGCGTCTCGGTCACGCGCAGGTGTCGACAACCACGGACATATACAGTCACGCCATCAAGGAGGCAGACGAGCGGGCAGCGGAAAGCATTGCCGACGTCGTTCTCCGCAGGGCATGA